TTCAAAAAGTTTCTTTCAAGACGTATTTGGTTTTTTAGACGTGATAAATCCGTAGACATAAAGTCTCTCCTTAGTTTTTTCGTTGGGGGTTTTTCGAGTTTTTAGAACTTGCTATCGGCCTCGATTAACCGATTTTCTTCGCGGTAATATTGCAAGGTGTCAGCCATACCTGTTTCACCAGTAAATCTATTTTTCAATAGGACTATCTCTCGAATATCAGCGTGTGGATCATCTTCGAGTTTTTGTAGGCCAATGCAGAAATCTGAAAGCATGGCAATTGATGACGAGCCTCTAAGCTCAGAGATCCTCACTACACCACCATCCTCATGTCCTTTACCTTGAGGACGAGTTAGGTGAGAAACAATGAATAGACAAATGCCTAGCTCTCGAACGAGCGAGGACAAAGTGACAATGATCGAATCAATTAAACGTCTTTCGTCTTGTATTTGGCCTGTAGCACCAGCCACTAATACTGATATCGGATCAAGGAAAATATATTGACAGCCAAAACCTTTTACCATGTATTGAATGTTATTAATTACTGCATCGACCGTGTTGACGCCTTTCAATTCATACAGATTGATGTTCTTGTCATCTGGAAACACTTCAACCATTGCCTTATCAAACTCATCGGCAGAGATTAACTCCTCATCTTTCACAATATTTTTGTTGAGGTGGATACTCAAAAGACTACGGAGAGTGATATCTTCATCTTCCTCTAGCATCACCATTCCAACCTTATGGCCTTGCCTGTGGAGATCGAAAGCAATCTCCTTTACAAAGGTGCTTTTCCCTGCTCCCGTGCCAGCACAAATCGTCACCAAGCCATCTCTGATACCACAGGTCATTTCATTAAGCTTTGTAAATGGGTAATCAGCAGTTTTCTTCTTTTTTGTACCCTTTTTCATTCTTTCGTAAACTTCTTGGGTAGTGACAATGCCATCGGGCCTCCAAACTTTGGCCTGCCAGATTGCATCTATGATCGCCTTTCCTTCACCTTTCTGTAGGCACTCATTTGCATCCTTATGCGGTAACTTAGCAATCTTGACCTTACCTATTGGTAAAGCCTCCGCACACTCTAAAGCGGCTTTTTGGCCTGCCTCGTCTTGGTCAAACATTAAGATGATTTCTTCAAATAGATTTAGATATTCCCAAGCGGCTAATAATGCTTTTTTACCGGAGGTTGCGCCTTGACCCAGTGAAACTGTTGCAAACTTGTTACCTTGCACTTGACTCACGCTCATGCAGTCAATCTCACCCTCGGTAACAACAAGTTTCTTCCCACCAGACCAAAGGTGCTGGCCGAATAAAACCATATGAATGGCATCACCTAATATCGAAAAGTTCTTGTCTGCATCTCTTATCTTTTGAGCTACAACTAATCCCTCATTGTTTCGGTAATTAGCAATCTGCTGTGGTCTGCCTCTAAAGTTATCTGTCACTTGATAATCGTATTTCCTACAGGTTTCTTCTGTGATACCTCTTACTTTCAAAGTTGTGTAATAACCATCGATAAGGGCATTTGATCTTTTCTCAGCCTTTGGAGGCTCAACTTTTTTTTCATCATCGGGTGGTTGGTAATCTTGACACCCAAAACAATAGGTATGCCCATCACTGTAAATTGCGGCGTTATCTTTTGATCCACATTTGTCGCAAGGAATATGCTGTACAAATTCCGAATTGTTGTGGTCCTGTTTTAAATCCATGTGTTTCCCCTTGGTAAACATTGCTTGTATGGACATTTCAAGCTGCGATCCAATAAAAAAAGGGGGCAGTCTTTCGACCACCCCCTTTGCTCTCCTTAACTGCCTATTCAGACAGCCACTCTTTTGGGATCGTTTTATTCGCCCATACAAATCCGTGTTTATCACACCAATCGGCGTAGGTTGTTTTCGACCCCTTATAGAGTTTTGATCTGGCATTGCTGAAGACGAATCTCAAGTCAATGTCAGGATGTTGCTCACGGATAAACTCATGTTTTTTTCTATCAGGCAATTCAAACCGACCCTTTGACTCGATATAAAAAAAGCCACCTTTTTTAGGTAGCTTGAAGTCGGGGGTGTACTTATGATTTGAACTTGGGACTAAATATAGAATCTTCTCTGTCTCATACAACACTTCATGCCCTGCATCAGCAATCTGTTTTGACAGAGTGTCTTCTAAACCTGAACGATATCCGTGTTTAAAACCATTACTAGAACTTGTCAGCTTGCGCCGTCTCAGATACTTCGACATTATCGTCAAACTCCTCTTGAGTAATCTCCGGTGCAATAAAACCTCCTTCAACGGCCTCAAAACCATCGTTAGAGGACAAACCGCCCCCAACTGGATTGATTACCTGTACTTTGGTTAATTGCAGGGAAACGCCCTTCTGACCGCTTACAGAGTATGTCGTCATATAGCCGCCAACTTTCAAAGTACTGCCGCCCCACATTAGGGGAATTTGATCGCCGACAAGTACTTGACCAGTTGAGTCAAAGATTTTAGGAGCGTACTTAGATTTAACACGTAGTACGGTAGAACCAGTTTCTTCATCAGTGCGAAAAGGCATTTTGAATTTTGTCTTTGCACCAAACTCTTCCACAGCTAAATTGTGGGCTTGATCCATGAGTTCCTCACAGTTCTGAATTGCCAAATCTGTTTTGTATACTCCATCAGGATTGAATTGAATATCTGGTTTGTTGAGGTGGGGGTAAACTGCTGTACCTTCCGGCGATGAAAATTTAATACGTTGTCCCATTTGGACTCTCCTTATGTTTAAAAGATTAGTAAAAATCGAATACGTCAAAAGTGACATATATTCATAAGGGTCTACCAATTAAAAAAAAGCCCTTAAATCAAGGGCTTAGAGAAACGAGAAAAACAGTGATTTTTAGCTAAAACAATAGTCGGATTTACGGACTAAATTGATGTCCAAATCACCAATGTTAGGAATATTTAGCTTACTTATATTGTCAAAACTTGGCCCATCTGGATTAAGTTTGCTGAGACAAGCGGCTTTCAAATTAGAATACATACAGTGATTTTCGTATTGTTTGACAAAGGTATCTCGAACTGTATGGAATAGATCCCAACTGAAATCATTCTGAACAGCAAATGAATCATGAATCATCATGAAATCGTTCACTCCTTGCTCTTTCAACGACAGGATCGTAGACATCATATGACTTGCATCATAACTATGGATTATGTTGGGGGAGATGCCCTGTTTAGTCCTACGTTTGTCGATATCTTTACCACGCCAAAGTCTGACTGTAACTTGCGTCCTTTTAGGCTTACCCACAACGACAGTCTCATGGACAGTTTCCCATACAGTCTCACCTTTACTATTTACTCTTTCTTTCTGTTCCTTATGTATATGGGAACTCATGTCACTTAGAAAAGGTGTAATCACCTTAGACAGCCTTTTTGTGTACTTTTGGTAGACAGGGAATCCAATAGGTGTTGTCCAACTCACTGGTTTATTCTCTACAGAAAGTGCATCAGAAAGCTTTCTAAAAAACTCCATTCCTTCTTTTGCGCTCACCAAAACCGACTGAACACTTTCAAAACTAATTCTAGCTAAAAAGAAAGATGCTACGTCTTGTTCTTCTAAACTGCCAAACGGATGCTCATCTATACTTCGACCTTCGGTCTTGTAAATTGCATCTGTTTCAAACTCCATAATGTCAGCTTTAATTTGCTCTTTAAAACCAAACACTGGAGAGGAATAGGCATAAGTCATTGCGTTCTTTTTAACGTGTTTCCTCGTAAGTCCGTAATCTAACCAAGCCTGTGATAGTTCCTTGTCCTTACGTTGTTTTAATTGCTCCTTTTCATCTCCAGACAACGGCAAGTCTTTTATGTCTTTAAGTTTTTTAATTACTGAATCACAAACTTTTTGGTAAACGTCCTGGGGTCCATCAGTTGGCACTAAGTTGACCAAGGTTCCTGTTTCGATGTTCCTCCCTGCGGCACTAAAATGTTGGCAACCACTGTTCGTACCATCAAGGGCCGGACTTATAAAACTTACAAACGGCAAGCCTAGCTCTTTTGCTTTCATGTACTCAGACCATTCAATACACGCGGCTAAAAACTGAAAAGGTTTATCAGCCTGCGACCACTCTTCAAACATTTCTTTTGGATTACTACCTATGTCTGCAAGCCAATCGCTGTTTTGGTCAGTCCATGCCACTCTATCCATCAAAGGATTTTTATCTACCTTCTCAAATCCACCTGTATTTGCTATGTGTATTTTTAACCAATGGTCATTGAAAATATCAAGATTACAACCGTTGTGAAGTAAAAACAGTGATTTGACATGGTCATCTCGGTGGTAATTGAAATTACTTACCGGATACATTCTCCCTCGGTTATCTAAATTCCAAGGTATCCAAAATGGATTACCCACCAGCTCATTTGCTGAATCTAAATCCACTGCCATGATTTGATGTGCAGTTTGCGTTGCAAGATTTTTCTCCTTTATTTTTCGGTTTTGGACATGGTGGTGCTTTCGCGCTTTATCGTCCATTGATCTCCAAACTTCTTGCTCTAGCGTTGGTAATTCT